GCTGCTGCTGCAGCTCCCATTAAATTATTTTGAAATACACCCATTATGCGTATGCCTGTGAAATTATCATTTGAATGTCTCCTCCTACTCCATCACTTGAAGCAGATACTACTATGTAATCTAATCTATCTACTGCATTATCTGCTGTAGATAAGGTAGGATCTGTACCACCTATAAACTTAAAGTCTGCGTGATAAGCCATTGTACCACTTCCTCCATCTTGTGTTAAGAATATACTTCCTGTTTGTCCTGTAACACAATTAATTGGTTGAGCTAATGTGTGTGCTGCAGTAACTGATGTTGTCCAATTCTGTGCTGTAGCAAAGTTAAGAGATACAGAGGTTACTCCATTAATAGCTGTTGCACAAACTGCTGCTGCAGCTCCTCCTACGACCTTTAAAGTACCTTCTAAACTTGTAGGACCTGATACTCTTACAGTTCCTAAGAAACCAGAGTTACCAGTTATTGTTGTAGCACCTGTTATTTTAGCTGTACCTCCTATAGATGCATTACTATTAACATCTAAAGTACTTCCTAAAGATACTGCTCCTCCTATTGTTGTTGTACCACTTATGTTTAAATCACCTGATACAGATACATCTCCTGCTACATCAAGTGTACTTCCTAATGATACAGCTCCTGTTATTGTAGTAGTTCCTCCTATAGCAACATTACCAGAAACTGAAACATCATCTTCAAATTCTGCTTTACCTGTAATATTTGATGTACCTCCTATAGAAGTATTTCCTGTTATATCTAAAGTACCACCCATAGATACATTACCTGTTATTGTAGTAGTTCCTCCTACAGCTAAATTTCCTACTAATATCGTATTACCACTTACACATACGTCATCATCAAATTCTGCTTTACCAACAGCAGTTAAAGTTCCACCAACTCCTAAATTTCCTGTCATAGTAGTATTACCTACTATAGTTGCTGTACCTCCTACATATAAATTACCACCAATAGTTGCATTATCAACAGATATATCTCCTGTAATAGCTGAAGGTACGTTTGTTAAGTTAGCTCCATCACCATAAAAAGCACTAGCACAAACTTTAGCATTTGCAGCTTGAACATTAGCACCACTTATAGTAACTGTTCCTCCAACTACTAAACCTCCTGATACAGAAACATCATCATCAAATGTTGCAGCACCTGTTGCCATAAATGTACCACCAATAGATGTATTACCAGCTACATCTAATGTACTTCCCATACTTACAGCACCTGCTATAGTAGTATGACCTCCAATATTCATATCACCAGAAACAGATACATCTCCATCATAAGTAGCATTACCTACAACTGTAAGAGTACTTCCTACATGAAGTGTGCCACCTATTGTAGCATTATTAACTGATATATTTCCTGTTATAGCTACAGGTACATTTGTTAAGTTAGCACCATCTCCATAGAAAGCAGATGCACATACTTTTGCATTAGCTGCTTGAACATTTGCTCCTGCTATAGTTACTGTACCACCTACAACTAAACCACCAGATACAGATACATCATCTTTTATATGTGTTTCTCCAGCTATTGTAACTGTACTATTAAATGTTGCAGCACCTCCAACTCCTAATGTGCCAGTTAATGTTGTATTACCAGCAACTGTTAAAGTGCTTGCTAGATTTACAGCTCCACCTACACCAAGTGTACCTGTTAAAGTTGTATTACCTGCTACTGTTAAAGTTGATGCAAGATGTGTTGCTCCACCTACAGTTAGTGTACCACCTACTGATGCATTACCTGCAACTGTAGCTGTTCCTCCTACTGCCAAGTTTCCTACTAATACTGTATTTCCAGAAACACATACATCATCATCAAACTCAGCTTTTCCTGCTACTGTTAAAGTAGATGCTAAATTTACTGCTCCTCCTACAGACAAAGCTCCACCAATAGTTGCATCATTTGTAACTCGTAATGTAGATACAGATACATCTCCTGATGCAGGAACATTAGTTAAATTAGATCCATCTCCATAAAATGCTGAAGCACATACTTTACTACCTACTAAAAGATCACCAGATACTGAAGCATCTTCTGTTACTCCAAATTTACCTGCTACTTGAATTATACTTGTAGATATTTGTAGTGCTGAATTAGTACCATCACCTGATTGTATATTTTGTAAAGAACCTGTAACACCAGTATTACCACTTACAGCTACTTTTAATAATTCTTTATATGATCCTGCTATTGTTTTTCCTGTTAGTGTACTCATTTAATGCTCCTATACATTGGTCCAAATTCTTACTGTGCTATCATCCCAAGTAAAACTAGCTTCTTGCCATTCTATATTTCTACCACCTGTATCAGGTCTTGGATTTTGAATTGCTGGGTTATCTCTTATATCTGGTACTTTATTTTGAGGATGGTTTTTTAAATCAAAAGCACCTTCGAAACATGTTGGACAAACTACTGTATCATAACTACTTAGTCTCATTACTCTATGTGGATATACAAAACTACATGTATCACACATAGCCATTGCATTACGATTAGTTGCCATTAGATATACCTTAATTTAGGTCTAATTAATAAATTTGCTCGTTCTCTATCTTCTTCCATAGCTACAGCTAATTTTTCTTCATAGCTTTGTTTTAATAAATTAATACGTTCCATAGGAATGCCTGTTCTTTTTATTGCTAAATAATAAGCTAATCCACAGGTTAAAGCTGGTAAAAATCTTACAGGAGCATCTGCATTTTGATCTGCAGATTTATCAACATCCTGTAATCTTTTAAAAAATTCTATATTTAAAATGCCAGTAGAATTATTTGGTGTAGGATATAATTTTATTTCTGCATTATTAAGCCCACGTTCTACTGCATATTGTGTTGGTCTACCTCCTTGATTTTTATTAGGTAAATTATGATATTCTTCTCTTGATATTCTTTCTAAGGCTATATCAGTTCCTGATACACTTGTTGAATAAGTTATAGATAAAGCATCTATAGTTGAATCAGCTAATGATACTGAAGCTACTGTATCAGCTACAGTTACAACAGTTGTATCTATAGTCCATAAAAGAACTCCTCTATTTTGCCAATCATTTAACATTAAGTTAATTGATCGTCTAGCAGAAGCAGGTTCATGTCCAAGTGTTTGTTCGCCACCAATCATCTCAGTAGCTTCTTGAATTACTTCATCTATATCTAAATTAAAATTATATGTACCTGATGTCGCCATAATATTATTTTTTTTCTTTTACAAAAAATCCTAATGCTCCTGCAGCACCACAACCTATCATAACAATACTTTGCCATAAATCACTTGGTATTATAACACCTACCATAGCTAATACTGCTGCTATTGCAGAATAAGATGATGGTTCTTTAAAACGTAATATTAATTGTTGCATGTTATCCTCCTTTATTTAAGCTGAACGGACTGCACCCCAACCTCTTTGAGCTGCTCCGACACCTAATGGTTTACTTACTTTTTTCTTGCCTTTAATATTTCTATTTTTTATTATCTTTGGAATAGGTTTAGCTTTCTTTTTAGCTTTAACTTTTCCACCTTTTTTATAGTCAATTTTATTTAATTGATTTAATATATCATCTGGTAAAGCATCTGCTAATGTAGTTCCACTTTCATCTTCTGGAGCTATCATACTAGCTGTTCTTTCTTGTCTAACTTTATCTCCTATATCATCAAATGTTTTAGTCATTAATGTTCTTGCACTTGCAGCTGTTTCAGCTATTTCTCCTAACATGTATTGTTTAGCTGCTGTAGTTGCATCTCTTTGAGACATTCCTTGTTCTTGCATAAAATAACGTATTAACTGAAAAAATTGATCAGAGTTTCTTTTATATAATATTTTATCTTCAGGTGCTAGTTTAGCAACATCATCAGGTGTTGTTACTGTCCATGGCATAGGTCCTCTATCACCCATAGAAAAAGGTTTACCTGATAAAGATCTTTCTCCTTCAATAGCTCGTACAGTCATAGGTGAAACACCCATACGTTCTGCATCACCAGCTTGTGATCTAGCAAAAGCTTTTTCATCTAAACCTTCTAATAGATCTTCTGCTACTCTCATTTCTAAAGGTCCAACATCCATTGGCATATCACCTTCAAGAGGTATATTTTTTGTTTCTTGTCCTTTAATAGTTCCTACTCTTGAAGGTCGTCCTAATATTTCTTGTGTTTCTTTTGTTCCTCTAAATCTTTCAGGTGGTCCATATCTTTTAATACCTGCAATAGCTTGTCCTTCAGTTTCTGGTTGTAAAAGAACTTCTCTTGGTCTATATGCTATACCACTTGTGTAGCGTGTAGTTCCTAAAGGTACATTTCTTTGAAGTGCTTCTGATGTAGGTGGTCCTACTTCTCCTGAACGCATACCATAAGTTGGATCAAATATATCACTAGTAGGTATTGTTTCACTTGTTGCAAATTGTCCTTTTATAAATTTATCCCTTAAAGGATCTCGCATAAGACCTCCTGCTGGCACAGTTTGTGATGATGCAGATTGTCCTTTTGTAGCTCCAGGAAATTTCATATATCCTACACCTTCTCTTCTTCTTGGAACTTTATATTCTCTTAATAAAGGTGCAGCTATTTCTTCTGGTGTTAAAGTATTTAATAACTCAGGTTTATCTTTAATTATTTGATTAACAAATGTTTTTATTTCAGGTACTTCGGTCCATTTTAAATTTTTTATATTTGTTGTTGTTGGTGGCATTCCTTCAATAAATTCTTCTGTCATTCTACCACTATGATTTTCTACATACTTTTCAACTAAATGTTCTTTTGAAAATTTTTTTAAAATTTCAGGATTTTTTTTAACATACTCATTTACTTTTAATGTTGCTCTAGCTACTAATTGTTCATCAGTAGGCAAAGCTACATTTTCCATACTTGCAGCAATTTTACCTTCTTTTAAAGGTCTTAATGAAGGTTGTCTCGCTAAATCTCCTTCTGATATATCCATGTAGTTTGGTTCACCACCATATAAATCTACACCTTCTTTAAACTCAGCTGTTCCTCTATCTCTAATCTTTTTTTCTAATAATAAACGAAGTGGATTTAAAATTGTTTCGTCTTGACTAAGTTCAGGATCATCAGCAATTCTTAACATACCTTCTTCTATTTCTTCTAAAGTTTCTGGAAGAGCTGCACGAGTTGCTTTAATTTTTTTTCTTTTTAAGGTAGGATCTTGACTTAATTTAAGATCTAAATCTAACATTTCTTTATATAATTTGTTAGCTTCTGCTCCTGTTATATCTTTTTCTGCGACTGGATCTAATATTCCTTCTACTAAAGTATTTAACTTCTCAGCATTTTTTATATTTTTCTTAGCCACCTTTGTTTTATCAGAAGATTTATTTAAATCTGCTAATAATTTTTTAGCTAATTTTGCTAAAGCTTTAGTTGATTGAGCTCCTAGACGAGAAACATTAGCCATTAGTAATCAATTTTCTCTGCAATGTTTGCTACATCATTAGTAGATGTTGAAAAAGATTCTCCTTGAGGATACTCAAAATCACATACAGTATCATGTGGAGTACCTACAACAGATGGTCCTTTACGTGCTGCACCAAAACCTTGTCCTGTAGGTTTGCCTGTAACTTCTTCAAGATTAGCAGGATACTGTAATAATGTATATGGT